GCGGTTGGTAAACATTAGAGAACGTCCTCCAGGAACTGCTCGATGATTTCATCGCGGGCGTTGAGTTGATAAACCATGTGTTCGTTCGGCGCGTAGCGGCCATAGTCGATGACCACGTACCAGGTGCCGTTCTTGTACTTCTCGACGCTGTTGAGTTCCGGGTGCAGGTACACGCTGCCGCCGGGAATGGTTTCGTCGGCGACCAGGGTTTGCAGCCAGTCGTTGATGCGTTTGACTTCCTGATCCATGAACGACTTGGTCAGGTTCTTCGCCATGGCTTTCTGACCGGCCTTCACCAGTTTGCGGCTGATGGCGTCTTCCAGACCGACGTAGCTGATGAACTTGCCGGTGATCGAGCGGTTGCCCAGCAGCGAGAAACCGCCAAGGATGGTGCGAGCGTAGTAGCTGACGCCGTAGCGGTTGAGCAGATCGCCTTCGGTGGAGGTGTCGAGGATGTTGTATTCAACGACGCGGGACACGTCTTCGGCGTAGGTCACCTGGTTGCCCGGGCTTTCCCATTGTTTGACCTTGGCCAGCGCGGCAATTGCCAGACTGGATGGCGCGAGGAACACGTTTTTCTTCGCGGCTTTCGAGTACACGGCCGGCATGTTGTGCACCACCAGGCAACGGTCGAAACCCAGATCCGCACCGCCCAGCTCCTGGCTGTACAGCACCTGATCGGCGACCGAAGCGTCCTTGCCGTCCAGCACCACACGGGCCTTGATGCGCTTGCCGAACGAGGCGAACTCGCTGGCCACCGCCTTGGTGCCGGTGAAGCCCGGCGCGCCGATGATGGTCAGGTCTTCCGGGACGCTTCCCAATGCGGCCAGACCAAGCTTGCGGCCGGTGGCCGGTTCAACACCGCCGATCACGGCGTTGACGGTATCGGCCGGGGTCGCGCCCGCTTCGACGATCACTACATATACCGGCACCTTGACCACTTTGAGGATCTGGTAAACGGCGTGGTACAGGGTGCCCTCTTCCGAGCCAGTCGGATCGAGCAGCGCGTGGGTGGTGAAGCTGTTGATGCGAAACGGTGCGTTGCGCGGAATCAGCGGATCGGCTTTCGGCGCGGTGCCGACCAGACCGATGACGTTGTCGCCCAGGCCACCCATGGCCTCGGGGGATTCGGTGGCATTGACGGTAATGCCGTTGTGCTCGAAGTTCAGAACCTCAGCCATAGTCAGTCAGCCTTCTTGGCAGCGGCCTTCACGGCCTTGGTGGTAGATGTTTTCAGCTCCAGTCGACCGGCGCTGTGCAATGCGCTGGCTTCGACGTCGAGCAGATCGAGTTCCTGGCCGACGCTCGACCAGTGACCACCCCCGGTGGGGAATGGAACGAGCACGGTGTAGGTTTGGCGGGTTGCCATTTTTCGTTTCTCCATAAACGGGAAAGCCCCTCGTTGGGAGGGGCTTGGCGGGTGTTGAATGAATTGGGCGTCAAAGAAAACGCCCCGGGGTGCGGGGCGTTTTATTGTGGCTCGGAGGTCGGTGAAGCTGGCATGGAATCGGGCCAGCCTTCCTTGAGCATTTCATCGGAGTACGTGCAGTCCTCGATTGCCTGGAGCAATTCCAGTTCGCGGTCGAAACAAGCCTGCACGTGCGCCCTGACAGCTTTGGCAATCGCGAGAATCTGCTGCGCGCCGATCTCGACGAAACCCTCGAGCGTTTTGAAGTTGCAGCGGTAATCAGGATCGAGGATCGCCGAGATGCCAGCGCCATAGATCATCCCCGCGCTGTCACGGGAGGTTGCAACAGTCAGACCTTCCACAGAAACGACCGCGTCCTCCCGCTCATAGCGCTCGTCGGCGACCCGTTGCGCATAATCAGGAGTTACTTGCGGGAAAGGCGCTTTGACAATTTCATCGCCTACTCGACGCCAGATACCATCGGCCTCCTGGGTCAACCTGATAAACAACTTGTCATCGACTTTGACTGCCGAAGCGGGGATCGGGTGAACCCCTTCAATCAGGCAGGTTTGCAAGTTCGAATTTTCGTCAAACAGTGCGTATTTCATGATCTCTCCTTAACTGCCCACCGCGACCCAATGAAAGACCGTGACTCCGGGAAAGGTATGTTTTCCATAAAACGAAGTGAGACTTGACACACCGACATCCACATACCCGTTCACTGCCGACCCTGGGGTGTAGTTCAATGTCGCGTTCAGGCTGTACATGGCATTGGGAAACGCGATCGGGAATGCGGTGGCGATGTCCGTACCACCATTTCCGGAGACCCTGCCCCACTGAATGATCAATCCACCGAGCCAGGACGGGAAAATGATGTACCCGTTGATTTCCTTGAGAATCTGAAATCCCCAGCGGAGCTTTTTGGGTGTCACGATCGTGGTGTCGTCAGCCCCGGCATCGGTCAGCACCTGAGTGGCGAGTTTGGCTGTGCCTTGCTTGATTTCGGTCGCTTGCTGGGCCAGAGGAGCCAGCGCTGCGACATCAATGCTTCCCTGATTGACCGGCGCATTCCAGGCCTTGATGCACCACATGACGGCGACGTTGCGTGGGCGAGCAGAGCCATAGACCGAGGCAAAGCCAAGCGGCGCCGCAGTAGAAGGAACGCCAGACTCTGCAACACCTGGATAGAGCCCGGCTCCCGCAGCATCCGCACCAAATGATGCAATAGTGTCCGCCGACGCCGCAGTTGTTCTCGGAGCCTGAATGCCTGAACCACCGACTGAAGTGTCATAACTGACCAACGTGCCCGTCTGCCAACTGCCCATCGATCGATCTGCATCAACGCCACGCCCATGATCCCAACCCCGCAGGAACTCACCACGCGACTCCGGCAACCGGAAGTTGCCTGTGCCCTCATTGCCTTTGCTGTAAGTAGTGCCGAGGTAATTAGCCAAATCCGGATAAGTCGAAGTGCTCTGCACACTGCCATCCAGCTCCAGAAAGCCAGGAGGCACTATCCCCGTAGGGAACGCCATGACGGCACCCACCGGAACGGCAGATCCAAGCCGGGAAACTTCCTTGACCAGTGCCGCTACGTCGATGTTTCCCTGATTGACCGGCGCGTTCCAGGCCTTGATGCACCACATGACGGCGATGTTGCGGGGGCGGGTTTCACTACCGCCATTAATTCCGGTTATGTTACCGCCATCGATGACGGGATATTGACCCGAGCCAGCCACAGTCCCTACCGGAGAGCTCGAAGTACCTTTGGAATTGTCAGCCGTCTGGTTATGACTGTGAGCTTTGAATAGGTCGCCTTGCAGACTTCCAAGAGCTCGCCCCGCATCCACCCCACGCCCATGATCCCAACCGCGCAAAAACTCCCCTCGCGCCTCAGGCAACCGGAAATTCCCGACGCCCTCATCCCCCTTGTTGAACTTGCCGCCCAGATAGGCGCTCAAGTCCGGGTAAGTCGCGCTGCTCTTGACGCTGTTGTCCAGCTCCAGGAAACCCGGTGGCGGTGTATCAACGGGGAACGCCACGATCGAACCCACCGGCAGCGCGGAGGCCTTGGCAATCAGCGACTCGACTTCAGCCTTGGTGTAGGAGTCCTTGATGCCGAAACCGGACAATGTGTCGGGGTTCGAGCCGCCAGTTGCGCGGCCATATTCGTCGACCGTCAGACTCTTGTAAGTCCCGGCGGCAATCCCGGTGCGCCCTGCCAGCATGTTGAATGTCAGCGCAGTGGTGCCGAGGGTGATCGGCGCATTGGTGGTCAGATGCCACAGCGAATCGCCGTTGAGCGTGCCCTCTTCCACCATCACCGTCAGACCCGGGGTGACCTTGGCGCTGACGTTGGCATCATTCGCTCGAGTCCAGTCACCGTTGGCCACGATCCACAGACCGTTGTCTTTCGCCAAGGTCTGGTTCGGCAACAGCACACGGTCACCGGCAACCACCGCCACACCGTCAATCTGCTGCGCACCGTTCAACACCACGTTGGCGGTGGCGGCGACGCGCACCGATTGTTTGCCATCAAGCTTGCCGAGTTCTTCGGCGAGGTAGCTCATGACCCACGCCCGAGTGGCCTTGACCACCGTGTCGTCGATCAGCAGCGTCACCAGCGCGGCATTGCTGGTCTCGAAAATCGAGCGGATGTAGAACTCTTTGCCCGAGCCGGACGTGGCCAGCACCGGCTTGAACGACTCCGGGTATTTGACGATGGCGTAGAGAATCCCGGTGTCGGTCCACAGTCCGGCTTCACGCACATACCAGCCGCCGACGTCCGGCGGGATGGTGACTTCGGCGAGCAGCCAGCTCGGGTTTTTCTCGTCCTGGAACAGCGCGTTGAGCGGACCGCGCCAGACTTCGCGCTTCAGCGCGGTAGCCGTCGCGGCCGGGTTGTAAACCGAGCCATTGCCATCGCCGACGGAAATCTGCGTCAGCTTGATCGGCACGCCCGCCGCCTTGCAGGCGGTTTCGTAGGCAATCCCTGCGTTGGTGAGCAGGGTGTAATAGTCAGCCATTCAGGCCCCCTGAGGATAAATAGTGGATGTTTCGACGGTGTATAGCGCCGCCGCCATGAAGGCCTCACCGGATGTCTCGAGCCCTTCGAGGAACACCGGATACACCGTGGTCAGCTCACCGCAGAAGGTCGCGGCACCGATGACGTGATTGCCAAAGGCGCTGAGGCCGACCGACACCGACAGCACGTCCCGCTCGCTCTTGGCATCGGCCAGGCGTCGGTCGAGACGGGCGTCGATGGCTTCGCTGTAGGGTTGTTCGGTGAAGGCCCGCACGGAAAAGCTGTAAGGCTCGCCGGGCGGGGTCTGTTCGTACCAGGCGCGGATTTCCGGCCTGAGTTGCAAACCCTTGGCGGCGTTCTCCAGCGCCTTGCGAGTGCCGGCCTGGCGCGCGGTGGGCCAGGCCAGTTCGACGGTCAGGCGTTTCTCGGCTTCCGGCGCATCGGTGCTCCATTCGGCAACACCGCGATCCGCCGCCAGATACGGCAGGAACGCAACGGGTGTCGAAGCCGGATTCATCAGCTCGGGAAACGGCGGTGCGACGCGATCAAGCAATGCGCCGAAGCCGATGTCGAGTGCCCGCTCCAGCGCCGAGCTGTTGGCCGGCAGCAGGGTCGGACGCGGTGTCTGATCGGTCATAGCGTCTGTACCTCGACCTCGACCGCCGTGCAGTACGGCGCTTGAAATGCGCTGCAGACGATCGGCGTCAGCGGTTCAAGAATCTGCAATTGCACGGCGCCGGCGCTGTGCAGCGTGTAGTCGATCCAGCTCGGATCGACCCGGCCTTCCAGGCGATGGCAGCTGTCGGCGTAGGCCTGCAAGTGTTGCTGCGCGGCGACCTTGGTCAGGCCTGAATCCGGACCGGAATTGATCTTGGCCACGACGCGGATTGTGTAGCGCTGAATCTCTGCGCCTTTGACCGTGACCTTGTCGGTTTCCGGACAGACGTCGGGCCGGGAAAAGTGTTGGCGCACGCCTTCAAGCAAGGTCGGGGACGGCGTACCGTCGCCCTCGCGGGCAAGCACGGTGACTTGCACTTCGCCAGGCGCCGTGCGGCGACCGTTGCCGTCCTTGACCTGCGCGGCAAGACCGTCCCGGGCGAAGGTATAAGTGACGTTCACGACACCGGCATCGGTGGATTCGACTTTTACCGTCGGACGTTCGCCCAAGGTGAACACCTCGCGGCGGTATTGCATCCGCGAACCCGCCGCCGGAGCGTGGGGCGCCAGGTAATAACGCAGCCGCGCGTCGTCGTCGCTCTCGTATATCGCCGGCACCGGCGGGAATGCCGCCGGGTCGCCCGGATCGAGCAACTGTCGCTCCAGGCCCATGTCCGCCAACCGCGCATCTAGATTGCTGCCCGTTGCCCACCACGCCAGCATCTGCTTGATCCGGGCGTTGTATTTGCGTTCATGGGTTTGCAATCGAACGCAGAAAGCCTCAAGCGCCAGTGTCAGCAGTTCGCTTTCGTTCTCCAGGCTGGCCTTGAGTTTGGCCGCGCTCTGCGGCGAACGCGCGCCCACATACTCGACGACGAACGTCTTGAACTCGGCGAGCAAGTCTTCGAAAACGTCGACGGTGATCAGCGACGGTTCGGCCAACTGGTTCTGGCCAGGGATCAACATGCTCATGTCACGACCTCGAAAGTCTGTTGGCGGTTTTTCCAGGTGCCGGCAAATCGCAACAGCAAACCCGCGCCCTGTCGGGTGGCGACGATCACGCCGGGCTGAAAATCGCTGATGCCGTTTTGCGGGTTGTAGAACGCTTGAGCTGCGTGGCTCTGGGCGAGCAACAGGATGTCGTCGCCCAGGTTTTGCCCTAGCAGCGTGGGTATCAACGAACCATAAAGGGGCCTTTTTTGCCGGGTGCCCAGCGGCGTGGTCAGGGCTCGTGTCGCGCGCTGCACGAATTGCAGCCAGTCGTCGACCGTGGCCCCGCTGTCTCTATCGATTCCGATCATGGGAAGCTCTTGATTCAGGGGCTGATGACGCGACCCTGGTGATCCACCAGCGGGCCGCTGAAATGCACGCCCGAGGCGTCGATGGTCAGCCCGACAGCACCCAGTTGCAGGTTGATCAACTGGGGCGTCATCGCCAGCCGCGCGGGGCCGATGCTCAGCTCAAGCGATTCGCGAGAACCGTTGAAAGCTGCCGGACCGTTTTGCCAGTGCAGGGTGTGCGTGGCGTCGTCGTAGCCGCTTTCGCTGCCGTCCTGATGGACGCGACGAGTCAACGTCGGCACCGTCGAGGTAGGCGGAAAGCGGTCGCTGTTCAGGCCGAACAACGCCACGCTCTGCGCACCGCTTTCGCCACTGCCGTAGTTGAACAGCAGACACTGTTCGCCCACCGTCGGGATCCGCGACTCGCTCTGCGCGCCGGCGCTGGGGTTGAAGAATTTGATGGCCGGGGTGAGCAAACCACCGTGACTGACCCGGCAGGTGTTGCTCGCGGCATCCACTTCCTGACAGATGCCGATGCGGCAATAACTCTCGGCACGCCGGTGCAGGTCTTCAATCTCCGCTTCCATTTCCGCCAGGCGCTCGATGATCGGTGCCATGTGCATTCGCAGTAATGCGTCGAACATCGATCAGGCCTCCAGCGAGGTGTATTGGTCGGGATCGTCGATGTCGCTGACTTCCCAGGTGCGGGCGAATTTCGGTGTGCCGAGCGGGTCGTCCAGCAGGGTCGGGCCCAGGTAGAGGGTCTGGTTGAACGACAGCGTCCAGGCTTTGTTCGGCTGATCGGCGCGGACGAGCAATGACGGCATTCCATCGATGTTCATCGGCAGATCGCATTGCTCGCCGGGCAAGCCCCAGCGGTTGTCGGTGATCAGGTTCTTCAGCGCGGCGATCAGATCACAGGCGGCAAATGCCGTGGCGGACAGCGCCGGAATGACTTGCAGCGACAGCGTCAGCACATGGGCAATCCGTCCGTTGGCGGCGCGCTCTCCCGATGCATTGCGTTCGATATCGATCAACACCCAGGCCTTGTCGCCGGGGGCCGTGAAGTCATCGTGATTACCGACCTGCACGTTCAGCTCGGAGCTGTTGCGCAAGGCTGTCGCCATCGCCGTGAACAACTGCGAAGGCTGCTGGATCGGTGTGGGCATGCTTGACCTCCTTTTTCTGATGTCCACGCGAAGTCCCGCCGCACGGCGTGCAGCGAGACAGGAAAGTGAATGGGTTATTGCGGGTCGCGCGGCGGAACTTCGCAGACGCCGATGCGCTTGGCAGCCCAGCGTTCGTAAAGGCCGATGGCGACGTCGGCACCGGCCATTGCAGTGAGGCAACCAAATGCCCCGGCGGCCCAGATCGACATGCCGGCGGCGTACAGCAGCATGATTGCCGACACGCCGCAGATCATGCAGGCACCGGAGCGCAAGGCAAGCCGCCGCAGCAGCGGCCAGCCGCGGGCGCCCTCCTTGTCGGCGCGCCACATTTCGCCGGACACCCCGCCCGCCACGGCAAGGAGGATGACCAGCCAGATTGGCATGTCCAGCAACGCTTGTTGCTCGTTTGTCATGTCACGCCTCCTGAAAGCGTTGATGAATGAAGAGAAAGTGAAGAGGCGACACCGGACGGGTGTCGCCTCTGATGCGGGGAAGAACAGCGACAGGTTCCGCGCATGCAGCAGTTACAGGCGCTCGACAATGACGTTGTCGATGAAGGCGTAGTTGGCGTACGGGTTCTGCTCGTTGGAAAACGCCAGAGTTGTCTGCGCGGTAATCGCGGTGAACTCGTAAGTGACGGTGCTCCACTCGACCGCGACGCCTTTGGCTGTCGGTGTGTTGAACGTAGCGGTCTGCCCGGCCACTTTCACCTGAATGACACCGTCGCCGGAGCGGCTGGCGTAACGCGAGTTGCCCGCGCTGAAGGTCAATCGGTATCGGGCGCCCGGGGTGGTGGCGAAATTTTGCTGAATCCCGCCACCATTGCCGTAAACGTAGTTGGCCAGGTCAACGATCATCACGCCATCTGCTGCCACAGAACCGCCGATGGCATTGGGCATGTTGAAGTATTCGGCACCGGACAGGAACGTCGTCCAGCCTGTGATGGCATTGGTTTTTGCCGGGGTGTCCAGAATGCAGCCACCACCGCATGTCGATTGTTCAAAGCTGCCGTTCACCAGGAGGTTGGCGGCAATTGCGCTGCCGCCATTGCCCAGCAGTGCAACAGCGAGAAACGGTGCTACGTATTTCTTGAGAATGTTCATGTCTTTACCTATGAGGAGATTGATCAGGTTGTGCTGACGATGCAGCACGCATGTCGCTCACAGGCGATCGCTCGGGGCTCGTGGCCCTCACATAATTCAATGTTCCGCAGCGGGAACATTTGATCTGGAGTTCTGTGTACTCACCCACCCGGGCGAGTAGCCGTTTGCAATGGTCGCAGCGGCATTCTTTCAACATCTGCAAATCCTTTTGATTCTCCGCCTGACAGCGTTTATGCCGTGAAGCTTCGTTGAAGCGGCCTGCATCAGGTAGGCATTCCAAAAAGCCCGGCAGCTCGCCGGGCTTTTCAGTAATGCGCTCCTTCGCCTTCCTTCTGTCCATTGTTCAAAGAAGGAAGCTGACTTTTCGGCGCTACTGGCGCGGTACGAGTCCATTCAAATTGTTTTTCCGACCGCGGTCCCTGCCCGCCGGATAACTGCTTCTGGTGCTTTACGCTGCACACCCGGGTCAGTTGCCAACCCTCTGAACCGTTGAGGCCGG